TTGATGTTCCTGTAGCAGTTAAAGTTGGTGGAGCAGCAATGCTAACCAAAGACGGAAACATCACCTCTGGTTCAATGTTTGACGGTAACCTTAACAACTATTTGACTTCTATTAAAAACGATATCATTGCTGGCGATAATAAGCAAGTAAGTAAAACTGGCGACACAATGACCGGTAACTTGACTATTAACGCTAACTTAAGAGTCGAAAACCCTAATGGAACAATGGTTGATTTAGGTTCAGAGAACTCAGACAAGTACAGCAGACTGACTCTCTCGCGTAAAGTTGGCGACGGCGCTGCTGTGGCAATGCTTAAAATTACTCCTGAAGGATACGTGCAATTTGGTTATCAAACTGCAGTTTCTACTCCAGCTCCTACCAAGTACATCCGAGTTAAACCTGACGGTCTTGATGTAGAAGGGGATTTGGTTTTTAATCAGACATATCGTGGTTCTGAAGATGCAGTTGATATTTCTGATAAGACTATTGATCTTAATGATCTAGTTATTAAAAAAACTGGTTTAGGCACTCGTCAATTATACAAATGCATTTCTTCTGGCGGTGGTTCTAAGATAACGAATAAACCTACATCTGATGGCAACTTTGTTCTCGAAGTTCTGTCTTTGCGTAAAGTTTCTGATACTGACTGGTCGTGTAAGCAGACCTTTACTACAAAGAATAATACTACCGTTGGCACATACGTTCGCTATGCACAAAATGGTTCATGGACTGCATGGCAAGAAGTTGTATCTGGTGTTCAACCTATTAATTTAGGTGGTACTGGAGCAACTTCTGTAGCTGCTGCCCGTAATAACCTTGGTGTTGGCGAAGGACAAACAGTATCATTCGGCAATTTAGTTACCAACGATTTAACTGCAAACGGAAATGCTAGATTAGTTGGAAGATTGAATCTTGGTTCTACTTCTGCAACTGGCGTATTACGAGCTAATGAAGGTGGTGCGGTTGTTTTAGGTTCTGCGAGCGGTCAAAATATCCATGTTAGAGCAGGAACTCCTGATTCCTCTACAGGTGAAACCCGTTTTGAGCCAAATGGAAACGTTGTAATTGGTGGCGCGTTGACCGCTTCTGGAAATTTACAAGTAAATGGTGAAGCCACGTTAAGTAGAAGTTTAATCGTTTCTCAAAATATAAAGAATACTAACGATAACAGTTTTATTCTGATGGGGAAAGATTCTGATTTAGGCTTCGTCAAAAAATCTGGGTCAAGTTCTAGATTGGCATTTGCTTCAGGAAAATCATTCGTTGTTTCTAAATCTTCAGCAACTGCTATAAGTAATCCAGGATCAGAAACTTATACCGATGTGTTTAAAGTAGATGCTGACGGAAACCAAACAGTCTATGGAAATTCAACAATTTCTAGGGCTTTGACAGTATCAAGCGTTATTAATGCTAATGGCGGTATCATTGTTCCTACTACTAAGTATGTGCAAATTGCTGATGCTCCGACGCAGAATAACCAAGCTGCTAACAAAAAATATGTTGATGATCGGATTAACACCCGTTTAGCAACCGCAGGTGGTACTGTAACTGGCGATTTAAATGTTAACGGTACTGTTGGACTTAAAGGACAAGTCGTTCTGAGTAAAGACTTAACTGTTAATAATGGCAAAATTAGTGCTCAGGCGATCGAATTATCAATGGGTACACCTTATATTGATTTCCATTTCAATAACAGTAGTTCAGATTACACGACGCGTCTTATTGAGAACACATCTGGGGAGCTAACCCTTGAAGGTGCATTTATGTGTAAAAAACATATGTATGCATGGGGTGCTGTGATGGCTCGAAACATAGCTCCTACGAATCCTCCTAATGGAACACTTATAACAGGTGCGCCATTACAGTCTATGACAGAAGGACGAGGCGGTAACGGAGACGCTCGGGGGCTTGTTGCTAACTTCTACTCTGAAGAGTTGGTTGGTACCTCTCATCGCGCGGTTATCTATCTTGATGGGCATAAACGAACTGATGCATGGATTTTCAATGCTGGGGGCGTCATTGATACACCTACAGGTGCTGTTCAGACTGCAGGTTCTGATATCAGACTGAAAAGTAATATCACTCCTGCAAAAGATGGTGCTCTGGAGCGGATCATGAAGCTCGGAACTGTAGAGTTTGACATGAAGGGCGAAACCCGTCGTCGCAGAGGTTTTATTGCTCAACAGGTTGAAAAAGTTGATGCTGGTTATACCTTTCAAGGTAATGAACAAACGATTGATGGCGAGAAAATCAAGATCTTAAACATCGATCAGACTGCTATTGTCGCTGACTTAGTAAGTACCGTTCAGGAACAACAGAAGCTTATTCTTGAACTTCAAAAACAAATTAATACTCTGAAATAAGCCGGGAAACCGGCTTAATAAATACATTTGTTCTTAAATTTAAGGAAATAAAATGACTGATAAATTTGATATCTTTGCTGGCTCTTATGTCAGTGTTTACTACAACTCTAAAGTAGATAATACCAATTTTGAATCTGATGATTTCATTGAAATCCCAGAAACTGGTGCTTTCCCTCAGACTGGTATTGAACGTGAAGTAATTACTGCTCCTAACTATACTCACAAATATAGTCGTAAACTGGCTGGTCGTGGTTCTGTACCTGATATTGACCTGACTGTAAACTATATTCCTGAGAGTATCCATGACCAGCTTTATAAGTTGGCTGAAGATGGTAAACGTGGACAGTTCAAAATCGTATATTGGTTAGATGCAACTAAAACGACTGGTGTTGGTAAAGTCTATAATGGCTTCTTGAGTAACGCTACTTTCGGTGGTGGTGAGACTGAAGTTACTTCTCTGGCACTTACTTTGTCGGTAGACGGTGGTCCAGTAGCGGCTGGTGTCATTGCTCCTAGTGCTTAACTGTGAAAAAATTTAAAGGGACCTTCGGGTCCCTTTTTTGTTTTCCAACGGTATTAAATAATACCAGAGGTGAACAATGTTTAAATTTCAAGCTGACTTAACAAATCTACTTAATAGATATATCGGTAAAGAACACCAGTTTGGACAGAATGATTGCAATATTCTTATTGCGGATTATCTTGATACGTTCTGTTCAACCAATTACTTATCAAAATTAAAAGGACAGTACACGTCGATTAAAGAGGGTCTTTCATGCTGTAAAGAACTGACTGGTTTTCATAACGTTCTACAGGCATGTGAAAAACATCTTATTCGTTCTGAACAGATAAAAGACGGCTCAGTACTTTTAATTAAAAAAGAACTCAAGAAAAGAGTTTATTACATCGCTACAGTGGTCTTTAACAATAAAGCTCTAGTCGAGCACGAAAATTATTACACGTTAGTTGATGTACAGCCCGAACAATACGAATTAGTTTTTAATAGGAGTTAATATGGCTGTTGTTGCTGTAGGTGCAATTATTGCTGGCGCAGCTGCTGGCGCCGCGGCTTACGCTGCTGGTTTAACAATAGCGTGGTCAATTGGTATAGGTCTTGCCACTGCCGCTATTTCTGGACTCATGTCTTATATGGCTATGAGCCAGACTGTTCCACAATATAACACTACTGATACAGCTACTGCGTTAGGTACTACTTCCGATCCAAAGACTGTTATTCCTGTGGTTTACGGACAGCAGCGAGTAGGCGGTATTAACGTATGGAAAGCAGTAGGTAAAGACACAACTTATCTTGTTCAGATTTTCGCTATCAGTGAAGGTCAGATTGGTGGATTTAAATCTTTATATCTCGACAACAAGAAAATCGTTCTTGATGGGAATTATCAGAGTGGTATTCTTAACGAACAGGCTATACATCCAGATTATAGAAAATTTGTTGAAGTTGAATTGTCTGTTGGTGCTCCTAAGGGACATGTTTTCACACTGGCTCAGAAGTACTTAGGTAAAGACATCAATAACTCGGGTTGGCCTGACTCAGCAACTGGTAATAACGTTGCTTCAGTTTGTGTTGTTATGCGCAAACGTAATAAAGACCTGCAAAACCAAGCTGATATTCTCCAGCCTAATTCTCAGTTAACTGCTGATATTAATGGTCTGTTAATTCAAGACCTCAACACCGGTAATAGAGAAGCGTCAAGAAATGGTCCAAGTCAACTTCTTGATTACGCAACTAACACTCGTTACGGTCTGGGTATTCCTCTTGATAAGATTGATACAGAGAGTTTTAAAGCGTGTGCTGACCACTCATTAAGAAACAATCTATACAGCGATGGTTCAACCGATCCAAACGCAACGTTTAAAGAAAACCTTACTCAAATGGCTGCTGCGTTTCAGGGTGTTATTTTTGAGTCCTTTGGCCGAATGACCTGCCGTATAGATGGTCCTGATGTAGTACAGTTTGATTTCAACGAAGATAATATCTCTGCTGGTTCAGTAACTCTTAACTCAGGTGGTTCAGAAGGTTATTACAACACGCTGAACGTTTCATACCAAGACCCTGCTCTTGATTACTCAGACCAAGTACTGCGTTATCCATCTGATACTGTTAATGATGGAACTATCGCAAAAGACAAGCGAATTATTGCTAAAGATATTACTTATCGTTTCGTTAAACAGAAATCTCAACTGGATGTTATTGCATCAATCGAGCGTAATAAGTCTCTGTTGAAAAATCAGATTGTGTTCAGTACTGTCGATGCTTATACGGTTCAAGCATGGGACGTTATTAGAGTTAATTTCCCTGAATTACAACTTCAAGACTCGTTATGGCGTGTTTTTCAAGTTGACCGTTCTTTAGAGAAAGGTGCTGCTGGACTGATTACTATCACAGCTGCTGAGTACGACCCGAAGGTCTATACCGATCTAGATTATGCAAAAGACCCGAATAATTCAGGTTCAAACATTCCAAATGCATCTGTACTTATCGCACCAAAAAATCTGCAAGTAACTTCTGTTGCTGAAACTGCTATTGGACGTACTTTTAAAGTTCAATGGGAAAGTGAAGAAGATTTTAACCGAGCAGGTTTCTACGTTCAGTATGCTGTTTCTGGTACTGATGAGTGGACTCAAGCTGGTTTCACTTCAGGTAATTATTTCATGATAATGAACATGGATATTACCAAAAAGTACGATATCCGTGTTTGTGCCACTGGCCTTGTGTATCGTTCAGAGTGGGTCTATCAGAACAACACTAACCCTGCTGTTTCTTACCAGCTTCCAAGGGTCACTGGATTGCGTCTAGTTAACTCTGATGCTGGGACTAATATCACCACGGCAACTCAGTTTGAATTCGCCTGGGATGACCAGAGTAACCAGAAATTCAACGTTAACGGTACTACTCAAACATTCGATGAAGTGTTCCAGTACTATGAAGTCCAAATCACTGGTACTAAGACCGTTTCGTACAGAACTAAGAACATTAACTTCACGTATGATTTCAGAATGAACCAGTTGAACGGTCTGTCTCGTGAAATCACAATCAAAGTAATCGCTGTTGGTTATGCTGGTATGAAGTCAGAACCTGTTCAAATCACGGTTAAGAATAATCAGCATCCTGCGATTCAGAACTTCGTAGCTCGTACAGGTATTAGTCTTAACTCAGGTATGATTTTCACTCAGTGGAAACCTTCTACTGTTCCTGATTTTGAGCAAACTACTGTTCAGATTGCTCGCGATAAGGAGTTCACTAAAGAAGTTCGTTCATTCGTTTCTAAAGACGATGTTCTTAACTTTGAGTTAGGTGAAAACGGCGAAGGTACTTGGTACGTCAAAGCTGCTCAGAATGACGTATTTGGTTCTGATAACGTTGTATGGACAAGTCCTACAATCTTAGACGTTAAGTATGAAATTCCGTTCACGCCTGATGATATTGACACTATCGAAGATATGCTTGGTCTTAAGGATAAGCTCAAGGATACTCTTGATAGCGCTAATACACATGCTAATAACGTTTCAGAGCAAGCTAAGAAAGATGCTGAAAAATACGCTGATGATACTGTTAAACGTTCTGAAGTAAAAACTAAAGAGTACACCGACGCTGAAGTTAAAAAATCTAATGACTATACTGATGCTGAAATAGGGAAATCTAATGATAGAACTGACGGAGCTATCAAAGACTCTGAAGCAAGAACTCAAGTTAAAATAACAGCAGCTCGTGAGTACACCGATACTCAAGTTGTGGAAGCTACTAAAGCTCTTAATCAAAAAATTGAAGAAAACACCACTGAAATAAACGGAAAAATTGACGGTGTTGAAACATCTATTAACGGTAAGATTACTACTATTGAGAAAAACCAAACGACTTTTGAGAAACAGACTAATCAGAAGTTCACTTCAATGGAAAGTAATTTCACTACTAAGATTGGTGAGTCTGAAAACCGTACTAACGCTAAAATCACTGGTCTTACAGAAACAGTAACTACTAATGATAAAGCGTATGCTCAGAAGTTTGATAAAATGGAGAGTTCCATTGAGAATAACTCTTCTGAAATTGATAAGAGTAATGGCGAGATTAAAAAGAACACTGCTTCTATTTCTTCTTTACGTGAAACAGTAGCTACTAATGAAAAGAACACAGCAACTAGCATGGAACAACTAGAAGCTCGTGTAGGTGATAAAATCGCTAATGTTTCTACTGAAGCTAAAGCTGAGATTGATAAAGTTACTAATCAAGTTAACTCTCAGTACGCAATGACTGTTGATGCTAATGGGGTTTATGCTGGTTTTACTTTATTAGCGCAAGATGGTCCAGTTAAAGGTTCTAAAGCAATATTCGCAGCTGATAAGTTCATGATTGTTCCTACTGAACAAGACGCAGCGAAAGCTAAGCCAGTGTTTGCTGTAGATACAACTACCAGAACTGTCTATCTTGACAACGCTGTTATTAAAGATGCATCGATTGGTACTGCTAAAATTGCAGATGCTGCGATTGATACAGCCAAAATTAAAGATGCTTCCATTACTAATGGAAAAATCACAGGGTTCATCCAATCAGATAACTATGTTCCTGGTTCTCAAGGTTGGAAAATCAACAAGAACGGTGGTTCTGAATTTAGTAATGTTGTTGTTAGGGGTGAAGTACACGCTAATTCAGGTGTGTTTAACGGAACAGTTAACGCGCAGAATGGTGTGTTTAACGGAACAGTCAATGCTAATGGTGGTGTGTTTAACAACGTCAGAATTGAAAGAAACTGTACTGTTCTTGGAACTATCTACGCTGAGAATATTCAAGGCGATATCGTCACTATGACTGACCGTGTATCTAAAGCATGGCCACCTAGTGGTAATACAAGTTCTGGTACTCGTTATCCTATCGCAACTATTGACGGTATGCCATTTAACAGGGTTATGGTCTTTAGTGGTGATGTTTCTATTCAGCAAACATGGAGACAGAACGTTACTATTCGAGTTAATGAAGACGTTGTATGGACTTTTGACTCAGGTAACGATGGTAAAAACTTTAATACAAATATATTTTCATTCAGAGTTCCTGCTGCCCCTATGGGAACTAAGCAGTATATTACCATTCAATGGCCTAACCGTAGTGATAGCGGTAGGTTCGCGTTTACCGGTGTTGTTTCGTTGTACAAAACTTCAGGAAGCATAGCGTTAGCTTAATTGACGAGCCAAGGACGGCTTTATTTCTGAGGCAAGACTATGATAGGAGATATCACTGTATATCTTGCGATTGCTTCACTTGTGGGAGGATTAATAACATGGGGAATATCTGAGATAAGAAGAAAGTACTCTAATAAAGAAGACCTCGAAAGACGTATCACAGCTATCGAGTCGAAATTAGATATTAATAGTACTAACAGTAAGAATTATCTTGAGCGTCTTAATGAAATTAAAGATGCATTAGTAGATATTCGTACAGAAATTCGGACTATTGAAGAAAGGACCCGTGGAAATGAAATTCAACTAGCAAGAATAGAAGGTCGTAATGATTAAAAGAAAAGACATTCCTGATTACAAACAAGAGTTATATAAAAGACAGAACAAACGATGTGCTCTAACTGGTGTTCTAATTGAAGACGTTAATAAAGCACATCTTGACCATGACCATAAACTTGATGGACCCGGTGCAGGAAGATGCAGGGGTCTTCTGTTAGGTCAAGCGAATGTTCTTGAAGGGCGTATCAAGCATCAGTTTGAACGCTCTGGTCTTGCCGGGAAAATCGGCTATATAGATTTTCTTAAAAATCTTGTTTGTTATCTGGAGGCTGATTATACAGCTAATCCTAGACACCCTCAGTTAATCCCAGACCTCATTAAACGGTTCAGCCGTATGAACCTTAATACAATGAGACAAAAGCTCTTAGAGTGTCATCAGGAAGCTTCTGGGACAAAGCAAGAACTAACTCATAGGTATAAGAAATACCTAAGGTCAAAATATGAAAATAAACCTCAAGGAGTGTGCGTCTAATATCAAATCTGGAATGCTATTCGTTATAGCTGCTTCAGTAATCTATAACATGGTTATCGTTCCTTTACTTACCGCTTTCGGTGTTCCAGCACCAGTCATTCTTATTGATGAAGCAACTAAATTCCTCCTTACTCTTGGCACTATAGGTTTCTAATGGCTAAATTAAAATCAGTTAAAAATGACTTATCAAAATGGAAAATAAAGGAAATAGACGTATTCAGTAAGAAAGTAACTAAAGCATCTAAACTGGCATCTGTAGAACTTCAACGTAAAATCAACAGACGTGTTAAAGGTCCAGTTAATTTTACTAAGAACGCAGTAGGTTTTAGCTTTAGATATGATAAGTACGGTTCAAAGAATAGGATATACATCAAAGATACTCAGGCTGATTATCTTAGTCATTTGATTGATAATCCACGTCCCATTAATAAGTTTGTTCCAACAGGTGTTCAAGGTTCTAAGAACCAGTTCGGTAATATTCCTGGATTGAAAACCAAACGTAATATGAAAGTGGTTAAACAGAAAAAGGACGGACAACAACGTACTATTCTGATCAAGACAAATGCAAGACGAAATAAACGATTAATCGCTGTGTTCAAACGAAATCAGTCAAGACGTAAAACGATAGGTAGTTGGGATAAGATTAGTCAAGATATTCTTAAGACAGTCAATAGAGTTGCGGGACTACGTTAATAAATATCAGTATAATCTATAGGAGCTGATATGAACTTCCCTACATATTCTCAAGACGAACTTAAAAATATTACTATCAATGGAATTTGCCCAGAAAGTATGACACTTCTGTATGATTGCGCTGATATCAAAATTGAACGGTTTAAAAAGAACTTACTGAACGATAAAGACGTATTTGTTGTAAGTACACAAAAGAAAAAACCTTTGCATCGCTTTAAAGAGTACCAAGAAGTCACGGTCAATAGCCAGTATCTCTTTGGCGATGTTGAGGCTTATTGTTTTGGCAAGACAGAATTTATCCATAAAGGATTTAGGATGATTGCTTATTACTTTCAACTAAAATAAAGGGACCGCAAGGTCCCTTAATGTTATTTTTTCTCAAACATATTCAGTATTTCGTTATATACATAATCATCTGATTTTAATAACTCAGGTACACTTCTGCGGTCTATGTGATTATCAGGATATCTATAGTATTCGCAAGGACAACCAGGTTCGCACTCATGCTCACCAAGGAAATACTCTTTATCATAGACTTTCTTGCTTTCATCTATGAAAACATATTCAGTCATTGGCTTGGCAGAGGTTCCATCAAAATATTTCTTTTCTGAAATATCCATAGCGTTCCATTTTTCTGCGTTTTCTTTACTTATGTTAAACATTCTACGCACAGGATAATCATCGTATAGACCAAATCTGTAATTACCAGCTTCATCTAAGTAATAACGATGCGGGATGATTTCATTTTGATTTAAAGAAATCATTTCATCAAGTTCAGCTTTCCACTTAGGCATATTCTCAGTAGCCCATTCAATCTCTAAAGTGTTCTTGTAGTAATTACAAGGACACGCAAGACCACATGAATGCTCACCCAGGTAGTATTCTTTTTCAGTTTTCATCAGAAGTTCCTTCTTTTAGTTTACGTAAATGCTCTTGTAGAGCTTTAGTATCTGCGTTTAACATTATCTTGCCGTTATTAACTATAAAGCTCTGATAATGCCCGTCAGTTTTTTCAATCTTAATCCTGATATTCTTAGGACCATTCAACTGAAAGATAGTTATTCTTTTAACTAACCGTTTTAGATATAGATTATACTGCTCGGCGTCTTTTATTGCAACCAATGTCTTGATATCAGCTGATTTTGGCGGTTGAACCTCTGGTTGCTCAAGAAGTTCTTGTAGTTCTTTCTCCAGCGTACTTATCGTTTTAAGTACAGAAACTGGAGGCATTTCCAATTCCAGAAGCATTTTGTTCAGTTGGTCTATCTTTTCACGCTTAGCTATTATCTGTTCATTCTTAATGTTCTTAACTGAACGAGTTTTAATCTGTAGTTTATCAATAGCCTTTTCAAGAGGTATATGAAGGTCTCTAATAGCTTTGTTGTTCTTGCACCTGCCTTCAAATGAACCGAAGCAATTAAAGTACTGGTACTCTTTAATTCCTTTTTTAGTTACTGATGTATTAACTTTCCTGCACAGAACAGCACCGCATTCACAATAAAGAACACCACTGAATTTGTGTCTTGACGGTCGTCCTTTTGATACTCGTTTATCATCAAATTGAATTTGTGAAAATGTTTGATAATCAATCAGGGCAGGGTAGTAGTTTTCAATCAATGAAACAGGAATGTATTTTTCTTCAATAATCTGGTGTGTCTGATAAGCTCCGTAAAGAACTGGGCTTTTTAACAACCTCTTTACTGACATCTGGTACCATTGTTTTCCAGTTGGACCAGGAATGTTTTCTTCATTTAGTATGCGGGCAATCTTTCTAACGCCTTTTCCTTCAAGACGCATTTGAATAATTTTTCTCGCTAAATCAACACGTTTGTTGAACACGTACTTTTTGTTCTTCCTGTCATAATCAAGATAGAACACTGACTTACCGGGAAGGATTTCGCCATCAGCAGCTTTTTCACGGGCAATAGCCTTTGAAGCTTTAACAAGTTTTGATTTTCTTAATGACTCCTTGTGAGCTAAGTCAGCTGCTAGCGCAACTAATATCACTGAGCTTAAATCGTTCAAAGAGTCTTTGTTGAGGATATGTCCTTGAAGTGTTTTGGCATCTTCACCAACGAACGCGACCTTAACGTCGTACTGAAGGATTTTCTTCAGGATGTCTTGTGTATGGCTGATTCCTTTACGACTTAATCGGTCAATCGCCTCAATCAAGATATAACTGCCTGATGGGATATCACCAGTTTGAATGGCTTCAAGCATTTGCTCTAGCTCTGGGCGTCTGACGTTTTTGAACCCTGAGATGCCCAGGTCATGATAAGACTGATTGGACAGAGTTAGTCCATTTTGTGAACAGAACAGCTTAGAAGCATTTACCTGCCGTTCTAACGAAGTACCTGACGCTTGGTGCTTGGTACTGAACCTTACGTAACTGAATGCCAGTGTCATTTCAACCTCCTGATACTGCTAAGTGGTTGATTATAACAAGGTTATTGTTTTTGTAAAATGATACTATTACCTGAAGAACAGTTTCATTTTGACAAAAAAATATTTCAATCAATCTCAATAACTTAACGGCTTATGACTGTATGCCTGTACAGTTCTGGTGTACGCGTGTGCACACACGGATTATATTAAAACTCCGAGCAAAACTTACTGTTTATCAAGGAGTTAACATGGAAAACCGCTTTGAAGATATTTTATTTGATACTGTGAACTCGATCGTTGAGCACACAAGGATAGGGCGTACTAAAGCTGTTACTAAGTTGTACAGAAACGGGAAGTTGGCAGCGGTGAGAACCATCACTGCGGAAGGTACTACATATGCTTTTAAAGGAGATAACTGATGGACCAGAAGTTCAAAGACGAGTTCTTGAAAGTAGGCATCACTGAACATCTACTGCCAGTGATTGAGCGGTTGTTTAGTCATACTGCGGGAAGGTTCTGTGAGAATTTTGTTGAGCAAGAATGGGCTTCATTGGATTTTCCGGGATTAATCTATCATCCTCTGAATATCACCGGGTATTACGTAGTCAATCCCTGTAATCAATCAGATGCTATTCTGAACAACAGAGAGTTTGGAGCATTCGTCTCAATGATGACGATTAATAACCTCTGTTGGAAGTTCGAGAACACAGACTATTGCTCAAGCATATGTGATTTGTACTATCAAACGAGGGAGTCATTCTATGATAACTTTAAAAACCCCTCATTATTCAGGCTTGTAGATTAAAGATAAGGGACCTTGCGGTCCCTTTTTATTTGACTGACGTCCAACGTGCTTCACTATTCCACTTACCAATTCGAGCAAAGAAACTGTCATTTTCATTACCCGGATAAGCACGATGGACACCATCTGATGCGTGATTACGAGCTGATTTTTCAAGTACAGCCCAGATACTATCTAAAGTTGCTTCTGTTTCGTTCTTACATTCTGCGTCATTATAATCAAGTTGAATGCTTAACTTATCAATGACTCCAGTAAAGATGTTAAAACTCGTCTGAACTGAACCATTGTTTGGGTTAATAAAACCAATATCAATTTTTACTTCAGAGTTATCAAGAGCTTTAGAACGAATAAGGCTGATATACTCAGTACGCACGTTTGATAGACGGACTGTCATACCAATGTTATTAATCTCTTTACTTTCTTGAATAGTACTAATGTCTGTAAAATCACCAGTAGCAAGATAAGTCTTTCCTTGATATTGAACATCAAAGTAAGCATCCGTAATGAGTAGTTCTTGATTATCATGAGTTTTGATGCTTACGAAGTGGAACAAAGTACCAACAGAAAATAACTGGCTAAGACTTAGCGAAGTAACGCTAGTTCCATTAAAATCGTTATATGCACTGATAAAATCAGGGTTCTTGCATAACTCATCAAATCTTTGTTTGATATTATTAATCTCAGACATTAGATGTTCTCCGTTGCTGTGAATGATATTTTACTAATGCTTTTCAAATCGTAAGGTATAGAGTCATTTGTCAGAATAAACTCACCGCGAGGGTTCTGATATTTAACAGTCTCACCATTCTGAACGTTCTTTATTAAAGCAGGGAATAACTTCATTGGTTTTCCTGAAACAACATCTTCAGTTACAGTATAAAGTTTTTTATGATTTTCAAACTGTACGATAGTCCCGGTCTCTAATGTACCAGTGAAACCATTAACTACCACCTGACGAGCACCAGGTTGAAGTGTTTGAGTAGATTTAACAGAACCACGAGCTGTACCTGTGTATTGACCAGCATAGCTGATATTAAATTCAAAAGGACGTCCATACATATGCTTGGCAATAAAGTTCTGAACAATAGAAGTGTCATTTGACATATAGTTAGCGCTAAAGTCCAAACTATAGTACTGAACACCTGTGTATCTTCTTTGATATTTTCCTGATACTGCTCTGTTACCGAAGAACGGAGCGTTAGACGTTAGTTTAACGTCAGATATTTTAACGTTAGTGTTAGATAACATAAGAGCCTCTTATTAAATACGTATACAAATCTATTTAATAAGAAAATAAGAGGCCGTATGACATTATATGAAATGCTCCGCTTTGATGAAGGCGAGAAACTACAAGTTTATAAAGACACCGAAGGATATTGGACTATTGGTATTGGTCATTTATTGACTAAGAACCCATCTAAGGAACAAGCCATCGCTTGTCTTGATAAAGAACTAAAACGAGTTACTTCTGGCGTTATCTCAAAATCAGAGTCAGAACAGCTGTTCAATCAGGACACCTCTAGGGCACTCCAGGACATTTCCCGCTCAGAATTGAGTTCCATATACATTCAAATGAATGGACCTCGTAGGGCTGCTCTGGTGAACATGGTGTTCCAGTTAGGGCTCACTGGTGTGTTGAAGTTCACTAAGATGGTTAAGTACCTCAAAGCACAAAATTATGAAGCAGCTGCTGATGAGTCATTGGATAGTCGTTGGGCAAGACAGACACCTAATCGTGCTCGTCGTGTATCTGAGGTTATTCGGACAGGAACCTTTAGTTCTTACAGTTGATAAATACACCTATAAACTAACTAAAGGTAAAATAAATGTCTAAATTTAACTTCGAAGAAATGATTGCTGCTCTTAGCCCTAAACGTGAAGCAGTAGAACTTAATGGCTTTAAATTCTATGCTCGTCCAATGACTGTATCTGAATTTGGTGAAGCTTTCTATCAGGGTAAAGATAAAGAAGACCGAAACGACATCATGATTTTGGAATGCATCGAACATGAAGATGGTTCTAAAGTTTTCGAATCTGTTGAACAGGTAAAGGCTCTTTATACTACTGTTCGTGCTCAACTCGCTAGTGCTGTTACTCGTGCAAGTATCTTTACTGAAACTGTAGAAGAACTGGAAAAGTAATACGCGCCAACGATTTTTTAATGTTCAAATTCAGGACCATGATGCGTAAAGGACTCACTGGAGATGAAATACTCTCCATGAGTATGAAAGAATTCTACATGATATATCTGTTCGATACTTTCATTGAGCCTCAAGGTCCTGTCATGAACGATTTCTATCAGGCGCGTCTGGCGCATAGTGTAATAGCTTCTAATCCTAATCTTACTGCTGAAGGCCGTAAGAAAATCAATATGAAAGATTTCTATCTGTTGAAGGATAAGGTATTCAAAAGTCCTGAGGAACTTCAAAAAGAAAAACAGAAAGAGCAAGAACGTAAACGAAAAGCTCTTGAAAGTATGTTTGAACCTGAACTTCTGGCTAAAGCTAGAAAGTCAATCAAATAAGGTGGAATAATGGCACGTTCTAGATATGACGTAGAAATTAATGGCGACAACAAAGGTCTAACAACGGCCGTTAATAAATCTATGGATGAACTGAACAAACTCAATGAGGTCGCCGGAGGGTTGTTCAGTAATTTAACCGGACCACTTGGTAGTCTCCAGGGTGGTATTAACACCATCAACACAATGAACCCTGCTTTACGTGCTCTTGGCGTAGCAGGGTTAGCGGCTGGTGCTGGACTCGCAGCAATCAATAAAGCAGCGGATACAGTTAATACGCTTAATCAGATTAGTACAAACACAGGTGTATCTGTTGAGATGCTTCAAAAACTCCAGAATCAGTTCAAAGATACTGGGATGGAAGCTGAGAAGTTCGGTGATATCAACAAAGATGCAATGGATAAACTTGGTGACTCATTCAGAAACGGTGGCGGTGGCGTAGCTGATGACCTGAAAGAATGGGGTATAGAACTACAAGAATATACCAAATATGCTGGTGATGCTGAAGGTGGTATCAAAGCTGTAATTGATACTTTCTATAAAATGAAAGAAGCTGGTAAATCTCATGCTGAAATCACTAACGCAATGGAAACAATGGCGAGTGATTCAAGTCATTTAATTACGACTCTTGAGAAGTACAGTTCTACACAAGAAGCCCTTAACAGTATTAATAGACAACACGCTAATATTACTAAAGAAACTTCTGAGGAATATAAGAACTTCCAGAAGAACATCAACACCTTGAATAATAATATTCAGGACTTAACTGTTCAAGCTGTAACTCCATTAGTTGCTGAAATCAATGACCTTTGGTCGTTGTTTAACAAAGAGTGGACCAAGAGCGATATCATGGACGCTCTTAAACAGTTCTGGTACGGCGGTGATACGGCTATTGCAAAGCTTAACCGTTGGGTTGATGGCGTTGATGAAGAAGGATATAGCACAGCTTCTAAGCAACGCGCCGCAAATCTTAAACAGATGGCAGCTGATTTAGCTAGTGATGTTAAAACATCTGTTGACCAAGCCGAAGAAGCAACTGCTGCTCAGAAGAACATCCTTAAGAAACAGCAAGAAGAAAAAGATAAAGCTGATGCTAAGGCTAAAGCCGCGCGTGATAAGGCTCTTGCTGACGCTAAGCGTAACGCAGCTGAGCAATTAAGAGTTCAACAAGAACTTCTTAAAGGTCTACAGTCATTATCTGAGTCTTCGTCTGGTGCTAATCTGATTGATTATAACGCTGAGGGAATTAAGTTAATCCAGAACGTTAACACTCAGGCAGAGTTATTCAAAAATATAATGAAGAACCTCACTGACGAGTATAAAAATTCGTTCAGAGAAATGAGTGGTAAAGAACTTGGTGATAGTCTTACTAAGTTAAAAGACTATTACAGTACTCGCGAGTTACTTCTTAAACAGTCTCTTGAAAATCAGAAAATCGCTCAGAAGCAGTACAATGAAGAAGTTCAGAGAATGCAGGCTGAACAGAAAGCTATTGAAGATGCTCAACAAGGGATAGATGGAAAAGGAAATCAACTAAAAGACCTGTCGAGTATTGGCTTTACTACTTCAGACGAAGAAATTCAGCTCCAGCAGCAGAAACTTCATGAGCAATTCCAGATGATGTACGAGAACAACCAGTCGATGTATGAAGCTGGTCTGGTACAGCATGATGATTTTCTTAAACAGAAACAACGTCTTGACCAAGCGTATGCTATTAAATCTCAAGCTATTGAACGTCAATCTGCACAGCAGAAACTTCAAATCGCTAATGATTTAACTTCTGGCATAAGCTCGGCTATGACAGGTATGTTAGGTGAGAACAACAAAGCTGCTCAAGCAATGTTTGCAGTGTCTAAAGGAGTGGCTATTGCAAATGGTATGATGAACGCTCATGAGTCTGCTACGACTGCTATGGCCAAATATCCAGGACCACTAGGGTATGCGCTCGCAGCTTCATCATACGCTCGTGTTCTTACTGAAGTAATGCAGATGAAATCTATGTCTCTCGGTCAATTCCATGATGGTATCGATAATGTTCCTAACACAGGTACTTATCTGTTACAAGAGGGTGAGCGAGTAGTAGATAATCGGTTGAACCAAGACCTAAAAGACTTCTTAGGCAAACAAGAAACTGGAAAAACAGACAGTCAACCAATCGATGCATCTATCAATATCAGTGGTTCTGTTAATGGTGAACGTGAGTTAATGCAGATAATGAAACGTCAACAAAAAATCCTAGCTGATATTGTTCAAGATGCTAATCGGCGTAGAATGTAAAAGGGACCTACGGGTCCCTTTTGTAATTATTTGAACGCTAACTAATTGGTGGGATCTATGTTAGATAATTTGGTCAAGTCCCAATTGCTTAGGGCAGATCTTGTAGCTGCAGATGAGCATTTCGTTGCGCACGGATACACCGGTATGACGGGGATAGTTCTACTCAAATCAGCATTAGTGGCAGTGTCGAATCTGGTTGATTTTGAATCATCAATTAGTCGTTTGTACAAGGAAGCACCACATCTATCGGAGATCTACAAAACTGCTTCTAAGGAGTTTAAGTTCGCTAAGTACTTACGTAATAAATTTGCAGCGCATATACATCCTGAATTATTAGCCAAGGCTATAGAGTGGAAGCCTGAGCTTAGGTTCCTCGCAGATAGAATGGATGAACAACAAATCATGCAGTTTTGCAATCTTTGCGTACTCGAAACAGCAATAAACACATATGTTGATCAAAGCGGAGATCATCTGGTTTTTGACTCCGAGACTGACTTATTCTTCCCGAATGACACTGAGCGTTTCAGCAGGTTTTTAGAGAAAGTAATTAGAACAGGAATTCAGTATCTTACTGAACTGGGAGTTGTGCTAAGAAGTAAAATAGATAAGCCAGCAGAAGGGTTAGAGTCTCTTGAGTATTGGAAAACTGCGGGATTAACAGAGTTCAATTTTATTGCTAAACAATAAGGGACAATGTCCCTTATCATATAGTTATAGGTTATTTGGAATCTGTGCCTTAACTGACTTTGCAGTTGTTAAGATAAACAAAACTCATTGTAGTCAAATTATCATGCATATACATTCTATCGGTGCCTTTGGCGTGTTTAAGATACCCACCAGAGCTATTGCTTGATTGGCCTACGGAATCTGAAAAACCCATTAAATTTGAGAAGCCTACAAACATAAACCCAGATTTGTTAATAACATCTGATGAGCTAATCGAGTAGTTAAACCATAAGTAATGGTCATGTACTACAGCTGTGTCATATACAGGTTCTGCTTCTAGGTTGTGCATGTCTTTAATTGTCGCATCGCATTGATAAGTTCTTGGTTTACCCGCCATGAATGCGAGGCCGATAGCACCTGCAATAACTATAGTGACAAGAGTCTTAATGGAATTTGATTTTACGTTCTGACTGATGTTCATTTTGTTCTCCTTGTGTGTGCGTATAATAATACATTTAAATAAAATCGTAAACTTCTATTATCTTCCATTGTTCGCGAAGCAGTGATTTTTTAAAACAGTTTTAATTGAATCTATTGAGATCAAAGCTTTAATCAGAGACACTCTGATTAAAGCTTATGTCGCAGGAAATGCATAATTATTTTGGGGCACGATAAGAAGCGGGATGTTTCGGGACCGCATCCTTTAGTTGACCTGTAAAATTTTAATTCCATTGCAATTCAAGTTGGACTCCGGGGTTTACAGTCTCGTGAAATCATAGACACACGTTAATAAATATCGTAGGTGTACTAAGTTATTAATTTAAATAAACTACTGGAGAAATTCTATGGCTCGAAAAAAATATGTCTCGATGGCCGATATGGCTCGTCGTTATGGTTATACATTTAACGCGATTAAAGCATGGCGCGCCGAGGGTCTACCGTACTCTGAAAGTCCTAACGGAATTCCTGAAGATGAAGGTACGCAGTGGATTATCAAAAATAAAATTGAACCGCTTCGTAATACTTCAGTTAAAGAGGAGATGGATCTTGAAAAACTCCGAGAACAAAAAGCTAAAGCTGACCTAGCTCAGTACGCTGCTCAAGAAAAATCAGGCGAGTTAATCTCAACCGATTATGTTCAATCAGAGCTTAATAAGTTCTGTGCTAACCTAAAAGATACGTTAAGACTTATTCCTTCAAAACACGCGATTGATTTGATTGAACACGCTGACTCTGTTGATGACCTCAAACAACGACTGCGTGAAATCATCGATGAAGAACTGCTAAAGGTATCAGAGCTGTTTGAGCCTGAACTTGAAAATGATGAAGAGTCAATGGTGATATCACCATTGACTTTTGATGACAACTAATTTGAAAAAGCGGTAGATTATGGCTGTGTTGCATTTTTATTTTCGTAATCAATAACGATTTCTTCTATTGCTTTGATATAACGTTCAAATTCACTAATGACATACGGAAGAAAATCATTGCGCATTATAACAGTATCATAGTCATTAACTTCAATTCCCTGCGCTCTTCGTATAGATTTTAATAGCCGTTTCTCTTTATCTGTTTTCTTTGTTTTTTTATCTAGTGTTTCATTGTATTTTTCGGCTATACCATCATTATGAACCATAATGTTTCTCAATATTGTGAGATGATCTGTGTCTGATAAATTTTTCGCACCGTATACTTTTTTTAGTATTTCTTGAGTTTTTTCAATAACACCCTTATTTTTGAGTTCGTCATTGTAATTGCTACGGGTTTTCAAAAAATCAAGACATCCAATCATGCGATGTTCAAATAATCCATAGATGGTAAGAAAGGCCGAACGTCGAGTAAGTTGGGTTATTAAATGCTTATACTCAGATTTTACTTCATCGTAATCAGGACCGATACATGAACCACATTCATAGTAAGTTGCTAGAAATGTATGCCATTCGCCATCAGTATCGCAGACCTCATCGGGATACTCTCCTTCATGAACAGCCCCAGGTTGATCTGCTTCCTTAACAGCGAGAGCTATATTCTTTTCTGCTTGTTCCGCGAGCATCGTCATCACACGAATAGAAGATGATGCTTCCCACAATTGAATTTTTATTAGAATATCTTTCATTGTTTTAATTGTATCCATTAGAATGCTGTATGTGTAGAATGTATCTTAATTAAGATAAGCCATATCATATTCTAAAGCTATTGTCAAAAGCAAACTGTTTTGTCTAAAGCGTTATAAGTTTTTATACTTCTGGATTATTAAATTATTTTAACCTCCGAGCTTTTTCTTTACACAATTTAGCAGTTATCTCCCAATACTCTGAATGTTCTTTATTATAGATTGAGCGAAGCTTGATTAGCTCTTTTACTTGATTGGAAGAGAATTGCTCAAGTTCATTAATTAGTAAGTCTACTTTCTGTTCTGTGTTCATTGGTTTTCCTTAGTGGTTTTAAGATTAGATAAACTGGAAGTAAAGCAACAAATAATACGCTTGTGATACAGAACCATACTGCTGTTAGTACAGTGCATAGGCATCCAAAAAGAAATTTCATAAGTTCTCCTAGGGGCCGAAGCCCCTGTTAACGATGTGCTGTTCTAAAAGGTTGTTTAATACGATTGATAGACATATTCTGATTATAATAACCGTCTTGAATTCCTGATGGAGCATCTACAAGTTTAGTAGAGATTTTCCCACAGTCTTTGCAAGGAGCGGTTTCACGCTCAGAGATTTTTCTGATTGTCTCAAACTCACCATGAGTTGGACAGTAATAACTATAAGTTGGCATTCTTTTCCTTACTGAACATCTGTTCAATTGTTTCGATTAATTTAACATGTTTAAGTAGTTCGTCTTTAGATATTTCATTGTTGAGATATTTTTCGTAGACAATATCAAGTACTTGGTCAGCGTTCATATTTTCTCCATTGATTTGATATAGATATTTATTACGCTGAAACCTTAGATAACTTTAAGTTCACCGGAGTTAATCTGATTTTTCTTAATGCTGTACAGCATCGGGTTATGAACGCGAAGCAAGCGAAGTTCTTCTTCGGTAATCGTCTTAATTGTCTGAACAGGCTCTAACTTAGGAGTTTCATCGTTTGGCATTACCGGAGAAACTTCTTCAGTAACGGGTAGAACGATTTCAGGTTTTTCTTCAGGTTCAACATCAAAGTTCTCAAGTTGAGCTTCAATATCTTCTACTAAAACAGAAGAGTTAGATTTAACTGCGTTGATACGTTTGTTTCTTTCAATCTGGCTTTTGGCGTAATGTTTAGCTTGGATACGTTTAGCTTCATCACGTTCTTTATAAGCTGCGTCACGTTGAGCAACAAGGTCTTCGATTTCTTTACGTTGTTGTTCAATGATTTTAAGTGCTTCTTCAAGAGTTAATTCAGTACTAGCGAAACTGTTAGTTAACTGTAACTCATCAACACGGTCATTAGAGTTTTCATCTTCAGTACGCAGATTCCATACTGTACGTCCCTTAGAAGTGCTTGCAGCAGCTACCGCTCTATACTCCTCAAAGTTCTTACCATTACGATAGAACACAACACCATGAGAACGGTTATCATCCATAAAGACGATAACGTGTTTAGTGTTTTTATCCTCCACAGAAGACTTATAACCAGCGTAGTACCAATGACCTCGACCTTTATCATCACAGGCTTTGATACGAGCTTTGGCTGAACGGTCTTTAACAGAGCGTACTAACTCAGTACGCGTTTCAGCATATGATTTAACTACAGATACTTGGCGGTTTTCGTTGACAAAAACAACGATGTTTTTATTTGATTGGTCGAAGATTGAGATACGCATTGTGGTTTCCTTTTAAATGATAGTTACTTGTTTTTTGATACCATGCTTGATACACCAGCGACGAAAGGTTCTTGCCGATACACCAAGTTTTTCTCTTGTCCAATTGTCTTGCTCCTTAACAGGCATGTTGAAGAAGATATTTGCAAAGTATTTAAGTCCGTCAGTTCCGGTCATTTGAGTTTTCATTATTATCTCCAGTCAATTTTTTGACATAAGCTTTAAAAAAGAACCTCTCCGAAGAGAGGGGTTATACAACACATAGTGTTAATAGAGTAATTATATCAAAGATATCTTAAAGCAAATAACCTTTAATATAAAATCTATATTTCATTATTTTAAAAATGAAACGTTTATTTTAGCGGTTTTGGCGTTTTATTTCATTTTCGGATACAGGTACCATTTATTTCGGCAAATGTTTCAGTCGTTTTCCTAAATGAAATGTTTTATTTCATTTTCATCAGCAGTACTGATTACAGATATATTTATTACACTGATTTTTCGTCTTATCGTTAGAAATTGATTTGTTCATTAATTAATCACTCTGCCCGGCCGAAGCCGGGTCTTATGAGCTTAACAACAGGAGAACTACCGACGAACGGTGAACACAACCACTAAGGATTACCATAAAGGGCTCTCCGCCAAAAGAACCCTTGAGTTAATACCTATGGAATCTCAATCTTTAACAACGCTAAGGACCACCACAATCCTTGATACAATTATATTTATTACGGTGTTTAGCACCCATTTTAGATGCACTCAATCAAAACGAATAAGTGTCACGAGGTTAAGATGCAACTTCTGTCATTAGTTTTGACATCAGAAATTGCATTATATTTTGTGCAAGTTGTTGAGTTTTAAACACATTTCATAACTATGGGATTCAGATTATACAAATTTGACATCTCAAATACCATAGAAATTGCATAGTGCAATTTGTCCAGGAAAATGCAATTTCTGAACTGAAAAATGCAATTTGTCCATCAAAAACAGCTACTAAGTTATTGAGATTAAAACAATTGTTGTCCCTTTAAATATAGTCTAACCTTTGTTTTCAAGTAGACTTTCAACAATGAACCACAGAAAAGTGGTCCATTATTCCAAGTAACTTTCAATACAAACTTCTAACGAAGTTCCACCAAAAAGATTGTGAAACTCCGCCCGAAGGGCGGATAGACTAATAGTTTTATAAACCAATGGTGAAAAGCCAGTACAGAAACAAAGACTATCGTCGAGGCTAAAGCCTCTCCGAGTTTCACAATTGTTCTTTAACTATCTTTGTTTGAAGTACTACCAGAATTATCCAGATTAAATCTGGTACCAGACTAGTTCCAGTCTTTATATTTCCATTCCAAACCAGTTAAATCAATCTGGATGCATTCCAGAACATCTAGTACAACAACCAGTTTCTATCTTGTTTCTCCACGAGCAAGCTCGTTCCGAAA